TCGGCTATCCGAGCATCCAAGTCCTCGAGGGAGACCTGCATCAGGAGGGACATTCGAGCCCCGACCCAGACAGTCAAGAGACCGTCGCAAACGACCAAGAAAGCACACAATATCGCCCAATCCATCCCCCCTCCGACCGCCACCCGGCCCTTAACCAAACCGGAACCGGCCTTGACCGCTTTTCTGAGAGCCCTCAGAGAGAGAGAGAGTGAGTTGTCTGTATTAGTTTAGTAATAGTAGTGGGATTTATGAAAATAATACACCTTAAGAGCAGACTCGGAGTCGGGCTGGTCACAACGGAGACGCAGACATGACCAAAGAAGCATTTGAGACCCGCAGATTCGCGGCCAAGACCGCGAAAATAATCGAACAAGCGAACGCCATCATGGAGGAATACTCAGGAGACCAATTGACCCTTCGTCAGTTGCACTATCAGTTCGTCGCCAGAGACCTCTATGAGAACACGATGAGGAATTACAAGAAACTCGGAGACATCATCCGAAATGGCCGCATGGCTGGCCTCATTTCGTGGGATTTGATACAGGACCGCACCAGAGGTCTCACAGGCTACGGAGGCGGCTCCAGCAGCCCCGCATCGGCCATCAGGACGGCCTCTTATTCCTACAAAGAACCCCTCTGGGACACACAACCGGTCAAGGTCGAGATTTGGGTCGAGAAGGACGCTCTGACGGGAGTTCTGACGGACCCGGCCTACGAGCACCGGCTCTGGTATTTTGCGACCAAAGGCTATCCCTCAATCTCGTCTCTCAAGGAGGCTGCCGACCGCTTCAAGAGGCAGGAGAGGAACGGCGAGAGAACCGTGATTCTGTATTTTTCCGACCATGACCCAGAAGGGCTTCACATGCCAGAACAGGTCGGAGAAATCCTCGAGCAAATGGGTGTCACGAACATCGAGATTCGCCGCATGGGATTGACGATGGAACAGATACGGGAGCACCAACCCCCATCGTCAGCAGCGAAGGCCACCAGCAGCCGCGTTCAGGGCTATTACGATGCAACCGGGACCGACGAAGCGTGGGAGTTAGACGCGCTCAAGCCCGCCGTGATTCAAGACCTGATTCGAGACGAAGTTGACCGAATCAAAGACCACGACCTCTGGGAGGCAGCCGTTCAGAAGGAGGCCGAGGGAGAGAGGCAAATGGAGAGAATCTCAGAGAATTATGATGCAATCGTTCAGTTCCTCGATGACCTCGAGGATGAAGACGACGACGACGACTGGGAGGATGATTACTGATGTCAGGAGACGACGCGGCATGTTGCCTCTGCTTTCGGTTCTATGACGGCTACGGAAACAACCCAGAGCCCCTCGCCAAGTGGCCCCATCGCTGCTGTGACGAGTGCAACTTCTCCGAGGTCATCCCGGCCCGTCTGGCCGCCTATCTGGGGGTCAAGGATTGGCCCGTTCCGGTCAAGGTCGAAAGGGGGGATGACGAGTGATGCTCCGGTGCTCCTTCTGCAAGATAATTTTCGACTGTCCAGACTTCGAGGCGGTGGCTGCGATTCAGAGTTCTCAGTGCTACATCACACGCCGAGGAATCACGCACCGATTGACGGAGGTTCCCACATGAGCCACATTACCTCAATCAGCCTCGACCCTGAGTCGGCCGTCCTCGCTCAGAGGATGAAGCGGGAGGGCAAAAACTTCTCCAAGTTCGTCAGAGAATGCCTCCACATTTACTATCGAGAGTCGAGCGAAAACGAGCATATCGGGAGCCAGCAAACTTGGCCCGGTTGCGAGCCGTTCTGCCTCCCCACGAAAGGCCACTTCTGCCGCGTCTGCTGGCCGGTCGGGACTCCCTCGAGGTCATCCTTCAAACTCGCTCGAGGCCATGTCTCGGTCCTGAACCTCTTGACCCGAGACGGCCCCTCTGCCACCTTCGATGAATCCCTGCTCATCCCCGACCTCGCCGAGCGAAAGGGCGCGGGCCATTGGATGATTCGGGAGTGGCCCTCCGTCCTCGAGTGGCTCCAGACTCAGGCCGAGGAACAGAACCGGTTCATCATGCCCCTCGCCGACCTCGAATTGGAGGGAAACGCGAAACCGGTCAAGGTCGAAAAACCACGAAAGGGCATGTTGAAGCGAATCCTCTCAGAAATGGGCCGTTAGAGCCAATCTGAGCGCCTCGAGACCCTCGGCCCTACATTGAGTCAAGTTCTCTCAGCGATTGCCTTCAAGACCCCACCCAGAGGGCGAGATTCAGACAGTCCCGGCTCCGGGACCGCCGGTCGGAGAATTGGTCAATCCAAGCGTCCCGAGGGTGTTCTGGAGAACGATTAGGCCAGCCGTCACGGCCACAGGCACTCCGGCCACGATTTCCTCGCCGACCTCGACTCCCATCGAGCCGAGGATAGCCCCGATGACGGCTCCGACCGGGCCAGCGACCGCACCGACACGAGCACCGCCCAGAGCCCCGACTAAGTTCTGTATCTCGAGCCAATCCTTCGCTTGGTCGTATGTCATGTCCTCGGTGATTTCCTGCCAGTCGTCAGGGAGCAGATGAGAAGGGATGGCAATACCGACGATAGCGGCCAGCAGCAGGAGCGTAGTGTTGTCGTTGATGGCGGTCACGACCGGAGTCGCCACATTCCTAAAGGAATAAGCGGTCATGGCCGATTCTAAGATTTGGCGCTCCTTTCCTCCGAGGGTGATTCGGTGCTCGATGACCTTCGAGCCATCCACAGGCAGTCGGGGCATGGCTCACAAGTCCTCGAGGACGCCCACCATGTTAACGACGAGTGCCGCCGCCGTCGCGTTGTAGGATACCACACAGAGCGTGCATGGGCCGGGGACCATTGGGTTGAACAAACCGACAGAACCGCCGGTCATCAACGGCTGTGCATCGGTGGCCCCTCCGTTGATGGGATAGAGCCATGATATCACACCGACGGCGGTGCTCGTAGTCACATCAGAAATCGCTTGAGAGGCTGGCACGATATTGATTCCATAGCGCTCGCCAGAATCACCGCCAGAAGCCGACATTCCACTGAGGATAAATCGCTTGCCTTCTGGGACGGCTCCGACTGGAAACATCTTGTTAGCGTCGGTCCCTGCTGGAACAGTTCCTTGCCATTGAATGCGGGTTGCCATGCGTTCACCGCTTGTCGGCCCACCGCATTATCTCTCGCATACGCTTAGGCCCGATGAGTTCAGAGTCAAACATGGTCTTGACCGCTTTCTTGACCTGAGCACGCTCGCTCTGGCTCATGATTTTCATACGAGCCTTAGCCCGCTTAGATATCGCCATCAGGCATCCGTCCTGAACACCATTCGAGAGTTCAGGGCGACCGGGATTCGGCAGGGCTCGAAAGTGGCTGCACAATCCCCCGCCCCTGCTGTGAATCCGACTGAGCCGATGGGAACGCCGGAGCCGTCGAGCACATAGACGGGAGACTCGAGTTCCGTGTCGTTAGCGCCCGCCAGAGCAAAGATATGAGTTATGACCAACCCCTGCAAAGTCAAGCCGAGGGATTGACTGTCGAGGACGCTCACAAACTCCTGCTCGCCAGAGCCACTGACAGTGACAGAGAACACATGATACTCGCCATTGGAGCATGCCACTGAGACAGCCGCCTCTCTCGAAGCACCCGCATTGACCATGACCTGCATTGAGTCGCCAGAGGCTATCTGTTTTGGATAGGGCAGCATCGCAGGGAGCCCGCAGTTTCCGCCAGAGGTTCCAGCGCCCCCGCCGATGGGGATTGCGAGTTTGATTTTGCCAGCCGACTGCACATACGCATAACTGAAATCGTTCTCGCATTGGAGGCCAGCGCGAGTCGCCACGAACGCGCCATGCTGCTGCGTGGCGAAGGTTCCGAAAACCTGAGCCGAGCCCACAAAGTCAGCGTCGGTGCGAATCTCATCGAGGGTCGCTTCGGTCGTGGCCGAGTTATGCAGAGGGACCACCGCGCCGGTGCGTGAGAGGACTGAACCGTAGCAGTTCACATTCGCCATGAAATCACATCCTCACGCCCTTTCCGAGGACGGGGTGAATGATGTTCCGCGTCACTGAGGACAGAGGCTTGCGTAGGAGTTTGCGACCGACCGAGAAACCGACCGAGGTCGTGAATGCGGCCAGAGCCATTGGGAGTAGGTTCGCTTGGAAATTGTCGCCCATCGTTTGAATCGCCAGCGAGGGTTCGCTCACGATGTCGCCGAGGCTGATTTGACTTGCGCCCGAGATTATCATCGAAGTGTCTCTCCCACCGATTGCGCCGGAGCGCTTCTGGGTCAAGTCTGTGGAGCCCCACAGGAGCGCCGCTAATGACCCGCCGGTGATTCCCTCACTGAGGATGCTCGCATAGGCCAGAGCCTCCAGCCCAGACAGAATTGAGAAGGTCTTGCGTCGCCTACGGACCTTCTTGCGTCGGGGCATCGAGTCAGGGCCAGCCGAGACCTCGCTATTAGTTGTTATTTCCTACGGCCAGAAAATATCTCACTGAAACTTGCCCTCTTTCGACCTTGACCGAGATTCTGTGATGACCGCTTCAATCGGGCTCTCTGTCATCCTCTGGGTGATGAATTGGGCGATTGCAGATTGAACCGGATTCGGTCGCTCGTAATCCCCCCCTGCGTTCTCGAGGACAGACTGAATCGCCTCGGCTATCCGAGCATCCAAGTCCTCGAGGGAGACCTGCATCAGGAGGGACATTCGAGCCCCGACCCAGACAGTCAAGAGACCGTCGCAAACGACCAAGAAAGCACACAATATCGCCCAATCCATCCCCCCTCCGACCGCCACC